CTAATCCGTCTTAGAAGGCTTTGGAAGAGCTCTTTGTATAACAAGGTCTCTGTTTTTATATTTTATAATCGTGCGTGGGTCCAATATCATTTCTGCAGATTTGACCTCATCAAACTCTAAAAAAGCATAACCCTTGCAGATGGTCTTGTTGTATCTCGGTAACTTTAGTGATCTTATTATTCCGTAATTCTCAAATAGCTCGTATAGCTCTTTCTCTTCGGAATCGACTGGAAGTTTTGCTATAAAAATCCTTGGTGTCTCTGCTTCCACTATATTTCCAGTATACGTAGCACTAGGAAAGACTTTGCTCTCTATCTTGTCAATTTCAGAGCCGCTATCCGAACTACCTAAATTGGGCACCTGACTGGAGTTTCCTGGAATCACAATTTTGTATCTTGGATATTCTCTAAATGGAATCTTCTTACGTTTTGCAGCTTTTTTAGCTGTCACGCGTTCAATTGCATTTATTAGAATTTTATAGGTCAGCAGAGAATCAACCAGTTTTCTATAGTCTTCTGTATCAACAATGCCAACTGCATCCCATATATTAGATGCTGAGAAAATTTGACCATTTTTCCCCAGCAAAATTACAGATTTCATTGGCCTGCTAAGCTGAAATCCTTCAAATTGACTTAGCCATAGAAGGTCTTCTTGTGAATACATGGCCTTATTGTTAAGTGTTATGCTAAAGCTATCATTATTACTAACCAGCTGCGGAGATGCTAGCTCATTCTTTTGCATTAGGTCGTAAATGCGACGCATCCCCTCGCCAAGCTCTCTCATATATCCCAGTTCTCGTAGTACGCGAGAAACATTAGTATTTCGAGATTGATGTACGCCTTTTTGCTTTATTATGTCCTCTATATTCATTGAGCTTAACAATGCACCAGGGTTTCTAATTTCTAAATGGTCATCAAAAATATATACCTCAATCCCTCGGCCTTCATCAGAGTAATCTCTATGAGCAATAGAGTTAAGCAGTGCCTCTCTGCAAGCTAGTTCTGGGTATATTGAGCTTTGCTCAAATCTTGCGTGCTTATCTATTTTGGTCTGCACTAAATGAGGTCTTAGTGCTTCCCACGCTGAATTTATGAGTGTAAGAATGTTGCCTTTAACTATTTCGTCTGAAACTATATTGTACTCTTCGCCAGTTTTGACTTCGTGACCATCAACTTTTAGAATTCTAATTTGTAAACGAGGATGCCACTTTTGTGGGTCTTTTGCAAAAAGAAGTAGCGTCGCTCTACGCAATCTCAGTTGTGAAAGCCCATACTCTCCTAATTCCAAATATTGAAGGCATTTTTCGGCGCTCATCCCTTTTAGGACTTGGTCAGCAACTGTCTTTACTAGTTCTATATCAAGATCATCTGCTGTTACACCATCAACAAAAGCACGATCATACTCTCGTGATTGTTGCTCTCTTCTATCAAATTGAATTGCTTCCGCCGCTACCGGAACAGATTCCAAATCTCTACGCTGCAGGCATCTTCCATCTGATGTGAGATGAATGTATTTGGTGCTTTTGGGTACTGAAAAATATAAAATGTCTTTTCCGTCGATGCTAATTCTTCTCTTTCTTACAGTTGGAAGAGGTGTGCTCTCATGTATTCTGTTTTGAGTTGCTGCTTCAATAATTTCATATTCTTTTTCAGTAAAGCCTGGGAGTCCGGTTATATCTCCATTATCCTCAACTCCCACCAGGAGCTCGCCGCCGTCTGCATTTGCAAACGCCACTAGTGTTTGAGCGACGTTAGTTGCAATGTCCTTTGTTGGCCGTTTAGTTTTATGATTTGGCGGTCCTTCTAGAGCACTTTTAAACTCACGAAAATGGCTCTCTCCCAGCTCTATTGCCGTGCGGGCCCTGTCAATAACTGCAATTCCACTCATATACAAGTCCTATGTAATAAGAAAAATGCTAGATAAAAGTTAGGTTTTATGATTGGCTACAATACATTCCTTCATGGACTTTCGCACGCTTATGTTCGCTTCCCTTTCGCGTTTGTCCTGCATCTTGAGGCTCTTTCTTGCGGCGTCCCCTACCATGCCATTCGTACCTGCCATGAACTCGGTCATGATGCGGCTAAAACCTGAGCCGATAGCCTCTGGGATTGGAGTAGTGGCTTCGCCAGCTTGTGTTGCTAAGGGCTTGGAGTGCTCTGCGTATTGCGAAGCCGCACAGCGTCAAAAGTACGATGGTGGATGCAACTGCTCTCATTTCCTGTCTCCGATCCTTGAAGCGAACCAGCGTTCCGCTGCTCTCCTGGTGATCGCTATCCCGCGTTGGGACTGCTTAAGTTTTTATTTGCCTCGTCGAATGCCGGGCTTACGTGGCCGTTCTGAGGCTCGATTCTTCCAGATATCAACCACAAGGCGTATTGCGGAAAGGCGTCTGCCAAGATGCCGACTTCCTCAGTACTGATCCTGATCTTTCCGCCGCTGATATTTCTCCAGCGTTCGTAGTTTTTTCCACCTAGCTCGCTCAAGTGTTTCGGGCCTACGGTCCGTATCAATTGAAGTGCTCTATCTCTAACCGCATCCATAAGTGAAAAATTCAATCGGAGTAGAGTTTACTCGGTTGGTCGGCATGAGTAATATTCACTCATGAGTAACTTTTACTCAAATGACTTGAGTGGTAGCAGCTTGGGATTATAGGGGGTTCGCATGGAAGAGTCTGGAATAGTGGGGTTCACCGTCACTGGTGCCGTGGAAAAGGTCACGGACTTCCGCACCGCGCCGTTCTGCTCGCAGGCGGTATTCGCGCAGATGCTGGGCCTGGAAGACATCACGGAAGACGTGGTGCGGGGCTGGGTGGAGACCAAGACGATCCCGACCGCCAAGATTGGCCGTCGCCGTGTGGTGAACCTGCACCGCATCCGCCGTGACCTCGACCGGGGCAAGTCGATCTTCTGCCAGGGGGATTACGACGGTGACTAAGTACCTCGTAGAGATTTGCACCTTCCACGGCCCCACCCGGCAACGTCGCTGGCATCGCGTCCATCAGGGCATTTCCCGCGTGGAATGCCAACGCTGGGTCGAAGAGTTGGTGGCTGTCTTCCCGACTGAAGAAGAAGCTCGCCGCTCCTTCGGCCTGACCCGCGAACGCGCTCGGCAGGTGTACCGCATCCGTGGGGTGAGGGCATGAACCATGGCCGCCAGTCCCTACTACCTGCACCAAACCCACGCCCCGGACTGCGCCTGCTCTGTGTGCTGGTCCGCAAGGCAGGCCATCCCATTGCACAGCCCGTCGCCGTGTCCGGACTGCCGGCCCCCTGGGCTGCCCTATCGGGAAGGTGGCCGCTGGCTCTGCCGTCCCCGTTCCTTCTGCGCGAAACACGACCCGTCCCGGCGTCCGCCGAAGTACTGGCACGTTGTGTACGACAGCGGGAAGCCCACGCCCTTTGTGCCCGTGCGCGAAGCATTCCAACTGGAGGGCTGACCCATGCTCGCTAACACCCTGAAAGCGCTGCTCCTGCTCTGCCTGATCCAAGCCGCCCGCACCGTGGCCGATCCGGTCAAGGGCCGCGCTCCCGGCTCGTCGGAACAGCCTCACCGTTCCGGCGAACGGAAGCACGGGCGCAGCGCACCCTTGAACGCCTCCCCCCTGAAACAGCCTCCGCTGGGGAGTGTGGGGCAGCTTCTCCGCCCCGCGCTCCCGAGCCCTCGGCGGCAAGAGCGGGATGACAAGGGCAGAGCCCTTGGTGTTGCTCTGCGGGTTCCAAGGGGAAGGGTTCCCCTTGGCCGTCGGAGACGACGTTGCGATAGGGACCGTTACTCGAATGGGCTGAGACGAACACCCGTGGTTGGCTTGGTTCGCTAGCGAATAGAGCCCGGCCCGAAGGGATCGCCCGACAAATCACTTTCACCCAACACCGCTGAATGAAGGCGAAACAGCCGAATTTGCAGCAGCGGGACAACTCACGCCGAAAAAGGCGAATTGAAGGAGAAACACCGATGAACATGTTTGCAACCCAAGGCGGCGTCGTCGAACTGTGGGTCACCAAGACCGACACCTATACCTCGACCAAGACCGGGGAGATTTACGCCTCGGTCCAGTCCATCGCCCCGATCCCGGAAGGTGCCCGTGGCAACGCCAAGGGCTTCGAGATCAGCGAATACAACATCGAGCCGACCCTGCTGGACGCCATCGTCTTCGAAGGCCAGCCGGTGCTCTGCAAGTTCGCCAGCGTGGTCCGTCCGACCCAAGACCGTTTCGGCCGGATCACCAATACCCAGGTCCTCGTGGATCTGCTGGCCGTGGGCGGCAAGCCGGTGGCGCCGACCGCCCAAGCCCCGGCCCGCCCGCAAGCACAGGTCCAAGCCCCGCGCCCGGCCCAGCAGCCGCAGGGCCAGGACAAACAAGACAAGTCCCCGGACGCCAAGGCCTAAGCCGTAGGAGGCCGCGATGCTCCGCTATCTCTCGCTGTTCGCGGTAGGTCTGGCCACTGGCTACGCCTGGGGCTGGATCGACGGCCTAGCGGCCTCCCTGGCTGTTTGAGGACTGATCGCTATGTCAGGCGTTGTCGCTGTGCAGGTGTGTACCGCGTGGACCTCGACCCCCGAGGGCTTCATGGCGTGTCGCGAACTCGCATGGCAACAGGCCTACCTGATTCCGCCAGAGGCCGCTGGATACGTGGACATCCTGGTCAACGGTGGTTTCTCCCCGGAAGCCTTCGGCATCGGTGCCGCTGGCGTCCTGGGATCGTTCGTGACGGGGCTTTTGATTGGCTGGGTCGCGTCACTTCTTCGTAAAGCCAAGTAGAGAGGAAACACCATGAAAGCAATGAAGCAACGCATCGCCAAGTTCAGCCCGGTCGCCTCGTTCCGCAACCTGTGCATCGCCGGTTCCGTCACTGCCGCGACTTCGCTGCCGGCCTTCGCCGGGGTGATCGACACCAGCGCGGTGGAATCGGCGATCACCGATGGCCAGGGCGATATGAAGGCCATTGGCGGCTACATCGTCGGCGCCCTGGTGATCCTGGCCGTTGCCGGCCTGATCTACAGCATGTTGCGCAAGGCGTAACGGGTGCTCTGGTCGGTGTGGTTGGGGGCGTTCTTCGCCGGCGCCTTCATCACCGGGTACCGGACCGGCGAATTCTTCTAACCGAACAGACCGAGGCGGAAGCCCCTCCGGAGTTTCCGGCGGGGCTTTTTATTACCCGGAGAAAAGATAAATGAGCATTAAGACATTGATATCTGTCCTGAGGGTAACGCTTCTTACGGCGTGCTTGTTGCCTTCGTTATTCTTTGCTCGGAGTGCTATTGCGGGCCCTTATATATGGGAGGTTGTTATGTACTCCTCCAGTGGCTCTAGCACTCCTGCCGAAGCATGCGAGAAAGCACGGGTTGTTGCGGATAGGTCTCCGGATTGGAACTATACAAGCGCCACGCCCAAGATGAATGGGTTGGATAATTCATATTGTTCTGTTGTGTATGTTTCTCGTAGAGACCCTAGTGTTGTTAATACTTGTGATGACTGCGCTAGCTGGAAGCTTTTTAGAAAGGGGGATCAGTGTGCCAATGCTGATGATACCTACAATGCCTCCACTGGTATTTGTGAGCCGCCGCCCAAGGAGTGTAAGGAAGGCGAACTGTTCCCGGCCAAGGGCCCGGACTCGCCCGTAGTTACCTCGGGAGGCCGTAACTATGTCGGTGACGGCGGCGCCCCGACCGCCTGCTATCAAAGCTGTGAGTATGGCGGCAATCCCAGCCCGGCCAGTTGCTATCTGGTCAAAGGCTCCACCACGACGGGCTTCTGCAACTACATTCTCAAGGGCACCGGCCAAAGCTGCGGTGCCGACTCTTACACCTTCTCCCAGACCGGCGATTCGCTGAACCCGCCCGACACTCCGAACACCGATCCTTCCGACCCGAACGACCCCGGCTGCCCGCCCGGCTGGTCGTGGTCGGGGACTACCTGCGTCAAGACCCCGACCGATCCCACGGATCCAACCGACCCGACCACGCCGGGCGGTGATGGCGATGGCGGCGGCGATGGCAATGGCGGTGGAAACAACAACGGCGGCACCGGCAATGGCGGCGACGGCAGCGGGGGAGGGGACGGCAACGGCGGGGGCGATGGTAGCGGCGACGGTGACGGCAGCGGCACGGGCGGCGATGGCAACGGCACCTGCGACCCGGCGAAAGAGAACTGCTCCACCGGCCCCGAAGGCCCTGGCGGCGAACTCAAGGAACCCACGCCCGGCACCTGGGATGACGCCATCGCCACCTGGGAAAAGAAGGTCGAGGACGCCAAGAAAGAACTCAAGACCAAGGTGAAGGCCAACGTCGACCAGATGAAGGGTGCCTTCGACCTCAACCTGGCGGAAGGCGGCGGGCAACTGCCCTGCGAGTCCATGACCATTTGGGGCAAGTCCTACTCCCTCTGTATCTCCGACTACGCCGGCCAACTCTCCAGCCTGCGCGTGGCGCTGCTGCTGATGGCCGCGCTGATCGCCGCCCTCATTCTGCTGAAGGACTGACCCTATGGAATGGCTCTCCGGTTTTCTCGATCAGATCATCGCCTTCTTCCAGTGGATCTGGGATTTCTTCGCCCAAGGCATCTATGACTTCGTGCGCGACGGCCTGGTGGTCGCCACCAAGGCGTCGATGTACGCCGCGCTCCAGACTCTGATCCTGCTGATCGATGTCAGCTACACCGCCGCCCGCGAACTGATCGACAGCCTCGGCGTGCCGCAGATGATCCGCAGCATGTACGCCGCGCTGCCGGGGCCGATTGCGGCGGGTCTGGCCTTCTTCGGCGTGCCGCAGGCGCTGAACATCATCATGGTCGCGGCGGCGACGCGCTTCTGCATGCGCTTCGTGCCGTTCATTGGGAGGTGATCCGTGTCGATCAAGATCCACCACGGCCCCAATGGCTCCTACAAGACCTCCGGCGCGATCCAGGATGACGCCGTGCCCGCGCTGAAAGACGGGCGGGTGATCATCACCAACGTGCGCGGCTTCACCCTGGAGCGGGCCTATCAGGTCTTCCCGGACCTGCCCAACACGGCGGAAATCATCAACCTCGATCTGGAGTCGCTGGAAGACCTCGAAAAGATGCGCACGTGGTTCCAGTGGGCGCCCCGCGGGGCCTTCCTGATCTTCGACGAAACCCAACTGCTGTTTCCCAAGTCCTGGCGGGAAAAAGACCTCGAACGCTTCGACTACCCCGGTGGACCGGAAGCGGCCCACGCGGCGGACCGCCCCATGAGCTGGCTCGACGCCTGGACCCGGCACCGGCATTTCAACTGGGACATTGTCCTCACTACGCCGAACATCTCCTACATCCGCGACGATATCCGCATGACCTGCGAGATGGCCTACAAGCATTCCAACCTCGCGGTGATCGGCATCCCTGGCCGCTACAAGGAGGCCCAGCATGACGCCCAACTCAACCGTCCGCCCGCCGATGGCACCATCATCGAGTACAAGCGGATCCGAAAGCAGACCTTCGCCCTCTACCAGTCCACGGCCACCGGCAAGACCCAAGACACCAAGGCGGGCAAGAGCCTCTTCCGGTCGCCTAAGCTGGTTCTTCTACTGGCATTGCTGGCCGGCACTATTGGCTTTGTTAGCTATATGGGGCCAATGCGGGTTATTGGTGCTAAGCCTGATCCGGCGGCTTCCGCGCCTACTCCTAAGCCTCTTCCGACCGCTACTGCGCCTGCTGCTGTGGCTGCTCCAGCGCGTCCTGCTGCGAATAGCTTTCTTCCTCCTGGGCTTGTACCTGATGGGCCTGCTGCTGCGCCTGTTGATCTGAACGCCCATCCCTTCGCCGATCGGCGGATTTCGATCCTCGCCCACGCCTACATGCCGTCGAAGGGCGATATCTACATGTTCGCCCTGGATGACCCTGCCGGCCGGCACCTGGAACTCACCAGTTGGCAACTCGTGGGATCCGGCTACGCGATCAAGCCACGCGGCGAGTGCGTGGCCGAACTGCTCTACGGGGAATGGGAGGGGACCGTCACCTGTGCCGGCTCTTCGGTCCGGCCGGTGGCGGTCGCTGGCGAGCCGCCGTTGCTCAACCTGCCGCCATCGGCAGCGGGCGCCCGTGAGCCTGACAAGGTGCCGCTGACCATCGTCCCCGATTCCGAATACGCCTCGCGGCCCTGGAGGCAGAAATGATCGATTGGGAATTCCTCGTTCCGGTGGCTATGGGCTGGGCGCTGCATCACTGGTGGACGGTGATGACGGCGCTAGCGGCGGTAGGGGTGCCGCCATGAGGGGCGGGCCGCGCCGCCGGCCGGGAGCGGAAGGCATGAGCGATAGGCCGAAGGCGCGGCCGACGCCCCTGTAACACGTCAGATAACCCCCGATCAGCAACCCCATAGAACCTCATTAACGGGTAAAGAACATGAAGACTCCGATCCATCCAACGCGACTGGTCCTCGAAGAGAACGGGGATTTCCACAAGTCCCCGAAGGGGATGCTTTTCATGGACCCGCTCAATGGACAGTTCACCGACCTGTCAGGCGTGCGCATCCTGCGGTGTGGCGTGGACACCGTGCGGCAGTTGTACAACGGCAAGCTCCGGCCGGAAGTCATGGCGCTGTTTGACCTGTCGGTGGATGTGGTCGAGTTCGCCGGTTACGAATGGTCCAAGGGCCGTATCGGTCGCGACTCTGGCTATCAGTACCGCCTGCAGAACGCCGAAATGGGCCTGATCTTGCTGATCAAGAACCACAACATCAAGGTCGACACCATTGGCTCGCACCTCAAGATCGAGGTGTCGCCTCACGCCATTGACGGCGCCGATCCGCGTATTCTCCAGGGCGTGCTGGATGACCTGGCCGCAGCGGTGCTGAGTCACTGCGAGACCAACCAAGCAGCCGTGCATATCGCGCTGGATGTGCAGGGCTGGACGCCTCCGGCTGATCTCGTTGACCGCATGCATTGCCGCTCGCGTCGGGTGCGGCAAATCAGCGGGATCGAGCGGATCGAGTTCGACGGCAACGCCTCGGTCTACGGGCGTGGCGAGACGTACATGTTCGGCTCGGCCAACGGTCTGCAACTGTCGATCTATAACAAGACCCTCCAGGCTCGGGCCACCGACAAGCTCGACTATTGGGAAAGCGTGTGGGCGACCCTGAACGGGGATCCGTTCGGTGATGGCGACCCGGCCTATAACCCCCTGGAAACGGTGTGGCGGATCGAGTTTCGCTATCACCACTCCATCGTCCAGCAATTCTCCGAAGGCTCGCGTATGGCCTCGGGGGAGGTCATTGGCTGCCGCACCTATGAGGGCCTTTGCCCGCATCTACAGGGGCTGTGGAACTATGCCTGCGAGGCATTCCGTGTGCTCTCCCGGGAGGGCATGTATGACGCCTTCTGGAGCCTGATCAGCCAGGACGCCCGCGTCCAGGTCGAGTGCGATCCGCTGATCGAGCGCACCGAGTATCGGCGCTATTACAAGACCGCCAAGGGCTTTAGCGGGCGCAACTGCGAGATGTTTCTCGGCCAGTTCGTGAGCCTGATCGCGCGGGAGCGTGTCCCGGCAAAAAAGGCGATTGAGTCCGCCCGCAAATTGGAGTTCTGGCACGTTATTGAAGACCACTATCTCGCCAAGGGTTGGACTCGTCGCGATCTGGAAAGGCATATCCACAAGCTCATGTGTGATCGCTATCTGCGCAAGGGATATGCGATATGACGGTACGCAAGGACGGCAAGACGTGGACGGCTGACTTCTATGAGAATGGTCGTTCCGGGCGCAGGATTCGCAAGAAAGGCTTCGCCACCAAGTCTGCCGCGATTCGCTATGAGCAGGATTTTTTCGCCGTGAAGGGCGAGACGGGCCGACCGCTGGATGACCGTCTCTCCGATCTGGTGAAGGTTTGGTATGACCTCCACGGCTGCACCTTGAAGGATGGCAAGCAACGCTTGGCGCGCTGTGAGGCGCTGGCGAAGCGGCTAGGGAACCCTCTGGCGTTCGAGTTCGATTCGTTGGCGTGGGCACGCTACCGGCAACGTCGCTTGACCGAGGTGAAGCCTGAGACGGTCAATCACGAGCAACGCTACTTGTCGGCGGTCTTCTCTGAACTGATTCGCCTGGGCTCCTGGCACAAGGAAAACCCGCTGGGCAAGGTCCGGCAAATCAAGACGGATCAGGTCGAACTGACGTTTCTGTCCCTGGATCAGGTCGCTCGACTGCTGGAAGAGTGCAAGGCCAGCATGAACAACCATACCTATCCGGTCGCGCTGTTGTGTCTCGCCACGGGAGCCCGCTGGGAAGAGGCGGAAAGCCTGACACGGGGCGCTGTGCATGGCGGCAAGGTGCACTATCACCGGACCAAGAATCGGCAGAGCCGATCAGTGCCGATCCCGGACGAGTTGGAGAGGTTGATATTCAAGGTGGGCATGCCTGGATCTGGCCGCCTGTTCATGTCTTGCCGCGCCGCGTTCCGCTGCGCCTATCAACGTTGCGGGTTCCAGACGCCGGGCCAGATGACCCACATTCTCCGCCATACCTTCGCCAGCCACTACATGATGGGAGGAGGGGACATCCTGGCCCTACAGCGGATCCTCGGTCACTCCTCGATCACCATGACTATGCGGTATGCGCATCTGTCGCCGGAACATTTGGAGTCGGCACTTCGACTCTCTCCCCTTACACAGTGCGGGTATCTTTCAGACCATGATCAACCGCTTTCTTGATCGAATCCGGGCATACTTCACGGACATAAAACGTTCGAGGTTTTGCATGGAAAACAAAATCCCGCTTCCCACGGATAGCCTGTACAAGTTTGTCGCGCTCTTCTCTATGACCATTCTTATCGGGGCTTTTTATCTAACCTTCTATGCCAGCGAGAGCTCAAATGCGGTGGTTTACGAGAACTGGGGCGAGCTTGCTTCACTGCAAAGCTTAGAAAAGCCAAATGCTGGACAGGTCGCTAGAAAGGAGATGTTGGAAAGAAGGATTGAAATCGCAGTAGAAAACCGAAAGGCGCTCGTTAAGTTTTCTGTCGCTCTGGTACTGATTGGTACTGTGGGAGGCTTCATTGGCTTTGCGTTCTGGATACGCAAGCAACAGAAAGTCGCTGATCAGATCGCCGAGAATCAGCTTGAGCTTTCTAGGCTTCAGCTACTGGCGTTGCGCCATGAACTCAAGGGTAAAGGTGTCGAGGTGGACAAGCTGTAGTCACTTTGTAGTCACCACAGGCAAAAGAAAAGGGGTTAGCTTGCGCTAACCCCTTGAAAAATATGGTGGCTACACCGGGACTTGAACCTGGGACATCAGCATTATGAATGCTGCGCTCTAACCGACTGAGCTATGTAGCCGAGTGGCGCGCATTTTCCGTATCTCGGGCGGGGCTGTCAACCCCTGGGCCTAGATAATTTTCTGATCTTTCAATCGTTTAGACGGAAGGGGTCGGATCGCCGGAGAGAGGGCGATGGGGAGGGGCAGGAACGAAAAGCCCCGGCGCTTGGCCGGGGCTTTCCTGGGACGGGAAGGGGATTACACGTTAGATTAGAAGTAAGGTTTTATAGGCCAGTATTTTAAGGTGCTTCGTTGATTTTCTTATTTTTCGTACCCGGTTTTGTACCCGGATTAAAGGGCTCTACATGCTCTAATCGAGACGACTCTGGAACCGGTCGGAGTGGGAGAGAGGGTTGGAGCAAGCGCCCCCGGCACGGAGAGGGCCAAGTTAAGGCGCTGTTCAGTCTGCTCAATGAATAGGGGGCGTGGTGCAAGCGCACAGTTGTTGCCGATCAGGGGCTTTGCTGAGCCTACGAGGGCTGCGGGAAGCTATCTGCCCTCGTCGCTGACTGCTGCTCAAAACTGTAGTTCAAGGTAGCCAATAGACTCCTGGGGGCACCCCAGATGCCCTGACCGTACCAGTTCACCCCAGTCCGGTGCTCCTGGTCGAGCAGGTTGTTGACGTTCAACTGCGCTGATATCTGGGGAGTGATGTCGTAATGGGCCAT